ACTTAATAGTCTCTGTAGCAGCGCCTAAGCCACCGGATACGTTTAAGGCAGCAGGATCGATGATAAATTCTTTAGGAGATACTGCTTCTATACTCACTACGATACGAGGAACGTCAACTACTTGTGCCGCTGTAGTTAGAGTACCTTCTACGGGCTGCTCTAGTGCTACTTTCTCAGTTGTCTCGTTAACAATTACCTTACCGAGCATAGTACCGTAGATGGCACCATTAAGGAAGGACTCACAGATAGCAGGTTTAACACCATCACGCTCTAAGTCTTCCTGTAGTACCTTACGTAAGTAGGCTACATCTTCAGGGTTCTCATCTAGGATGTCATCACGGATATCAAACCACTTGTCACGACCGAAGGTAGCTTCTTCCAACTCAGACACAGTTGCTTCAACTGCCTGTTGGGTAGCTGGGGAGATTAGACGGGACTGTTCGCTATCACGTAGCTTATCAGACTCAGCCCAAATACCACGCCAGATGCGATAGTATTCATCCCACTTCTTCATGTAGTTCTGGTCACGGTGGTTCTTCCAACTCTCTAGTTTAGGGAGTAACCAACTAGCTAGACCAGCATATTTATTCTCTTCAAACATTCTTAGTATCCTGAGTCAATGTCAAGTGGAGTCCACTCTTCTATTTCTATTGAGTTAGCGAAATCAGCAACAGACACCTGATCTATGTACGCTAAGGCATCTAATAGATCATCGTGTACTTGTGGTGATGGGAAGGCACACATCTGATCTGTAAACTCTTTCCAATCACGCTTCTCGTTGAACTTAATCTTACCGTGTTCTAAACGGCCTTGTAGCGACCATGTAATACGGTCTGTCTTCTTCTTACCACCGTGTGATACGTCTGTGATGACTACCCAACGGCCCTGTATACGCATCTCATCCTCTAAGTAGGGCATGATAGCATTCTTCAAGGCACCGGACTCAATACCTACTGTACTGGCCTCTGTGGCGATAGCTGCGTTCAATATAGCTGATGCTGTTCTCTTAATGTTCCATCTTCCGTGTAAGATGTCCTTCACCCACCAGACATCTCCACTAATCTTCACTATTGCTATGGCTGTTTCGTCGAGTTTTGATCCTTTCGATCCTCTCTCTTTACCAACCTGCTCAAACCCCGCAGGGTCAACAGCAACAACGTAATGCCCATAAGCAGGCTCAGTAGATGTCTCCATCCAGCCCTCTTCAAATATCCCACCACTGAAGGACTCGAAGGAGGCTTCGAATTCTTGTCGGAAGGCTTGTGTGGACATGGACTTTCGGGCAACTTCAATCTCCGAAGGATCTATGAGTGGATTGTCTGTGGAGTTAAAACAGAAGCCTTCCCACTCTTCATTATCTTCCTTTATTGCTTCTGCATATAGATCGTAGAAGTGGTTACGCCCTTCAGGTGTACCAATGAATAGTGCTTCACCCTTAACGTCAGCTAGTGTTGGACGTATAATCAATTCCCATACGGATGGCTTCATGAAAGCATATTCATCCATAACTACATATCGCAGACCTACGCCTCGAAGTGTATCCGGACGGTCACTACCCTTCAGATAGATCTTACGATCATTTATCAGAGTTAAAGTAGCTGTGTTCTCATGGGCAGACTTGATGACATCACGTCCAATATCCTTTAACACACCCCATAAGATATCCTTCGCTTGTTGGAAGGTAGGGGCTATATAGAAGATGTCCTTGTCTTGACTCTGTAGACCTTTAATCAGTAGAGTCCATGCTGCTAAGTGTGATTTACCGAAACGACGACCACAAGCTGCTACCTTAAAACGAGCTGTACTTGTGAAGATCTCCATCTGAGCAGGGTGGAGGTTAACCTTTATATCAGGCATTTAGTCCTCCCGTTTGTTGTCATTCTCAGACATATCGCTAAACCCTACTACTATCTCCTCGAAGGCTGCGTCCTGTACTTTCTTCTCTTTACGTTTTACTTTCTTTACGTCTTGTTCAATGATAACACCGCCAGTATCCTCTATAGCCTTCTGGGCTACAGTGCCAATCTGTTCTACTACGATGTTAATAGAAGCATCCTCCTGCTTGATGTCAATCTCACGCTTAGGAGGTAGGATTCTATCCATACACATCTTCAGACAAGTAGTATCACCTTCCATCGCCATCTCAATGACTTTGTTCACGATGGCGGGGCCACTCTCAGACATAAGCTCTCGGCTTAGTTCTGTGTACTTGTTGGTTGAACCTTTAGGACGACCCTTAGGGTTCAGAGGGGGCATTCCCTTATAGAAGTTAGGATTACCCATCTTCTTCTTTACGGGTTTATTATCAGACATATCGCTTTATCCACTGAGGGGAGCTTATTGGGAGGTATAGGAGGGGCCACATTCTTATACATGTGTGTCTTGTGTATGGCGTTAAGTGTTAAACATTAAGAGTTAATCATTAAGTAAAACATCTTAAGTAACACACAAGAATGTAGTATATTATACCATATTTTTAATCAAAAGTCAATCTCTTTATTATAATCTCCATTATTCCTCCATAGTTACCCTCGCGCCACCCCCCCTTAGATTCTTTGGTTGTCTGAACTAGAACTTATTATTGACTTATCTATTATTCATTCATTTGATGTCTTTTACTCTTACATTCATCCCACTTATGTGTCATATGGTCATCCCCTCCTGTCCTCCTCTCGTATTCCTGAATTCCCTTCTCATGTGCTTATGACTATGAATACACTTTTGTCTCCACACCACAGGGGGTCCCCCACACCCCAAATACCACAGAACACCAGTGAAGTCAATAGCGTGACTAATGGTGTCTGAATAGTCATAAACTGGAGGTGTAGTCATATGTAGACTTGTGTGGGTGTGTGAGTTCCAGAGATTGACAGAAGAAAGAGCCTAAGAGTGTGGCTCTAGAGGGTACATTAGCAAACACTTATGGGTACATTAGCAAACACTTATGGGTACATTAGCAAACACTTATGGGTACATTAGCACAACCAACAGACCATACACATTAGCACATACTACTATTCACATAGGTGTCGCATAGCAGACATATGTCGCTTGTGAGATAGTTTAGTTGTCTGATTATAGACATAGCCCTACAAGCTCCTATAAGGCCGCCTACGGGCTTTTGTCTGTTAGGTAGGTGTTAGTATAGGTAAACTATTTACGTTGAAATTCCATAGTTGGCACAGGACTTGCTAGGGGTTTTAGGTGCAATGTTGGCACGTTAATTGCTACGCGTGCACGTTAGGTAATAGCATGGGTTATATTCCTATGTGCTCTAAGGCTTATAACAAAACGGTATTGTACTTTTCTCAAGAACGTGTATAGTGGTACTCAAGTCAAAGGCAAACAGCCAACGGCACCACATAAGGAATTACTAATATGTCTACTTACACTGATAACCAGAACCAAGCAATTAATTTTATTATGAACATTGCAGCAATTAATAAGCCAGATACAAAACTAGTTACCATGCTTGTTATTGGCTTTAATCTAGACTATCAAGACCTACTGCATATAATGCCACATATTATCGAGCAGTGCTTCAACGGCTTAAACCGTGATTGCGGTAACTGGGCAATCGAATTGAATGCTGTAATAATGACGGAAGCTTATCGTTAACCACTACAACAAATAGGGGCTTAGGCCCCACTAATGGAGTATAGGACAATGAAAACTAAGTATAAAGCATGTGACATAATCGAAGCGTATCAAAATGTTGATCCAGTAAATAGACGTTTATTTACTGTAGTGACAAGTGAAGAGCTATTCCAACAGCATGCGCCAAACTTTAATTTTGAATTGAATGAAGTAGAATTGCTAGATGAAGCGCTGGAAAGGGAATATTTGTTTGATCTAGGCAACGGCCAGTATTTAGTTAACCCACACTATTAACATAGAAGGGGCTTCGGCCCCACTACAGGAGTATAGGACAATGAAAAAGGTACTCATCAAAGCAGAAGTTGATCTAGTGTTTGACCTAGATCTATGGGAAACTGAACTAAGCGATGCTGCAGTTGTACAGATCTGTATAGAAATGGCCCGTGAAATATTAAATGGTGTTGCAGAGTGTGAACGTGTTAGTGTAATTGGTTCCGAGACGGATAAAGGAGTATAGGACAATGAGCAACGGTTACGTAGTATACAAAGGCCCCTCTATGTTAGATCCTAAATCTAATATCGTGGCTATTATCACAATGAAAACAACTAATGCAAAAACTGGCGATATGGCACAGCTATGGATTCTAGATGCAGACACTAACCCCGTAGAGGCGACCAAGACGGGCCAAGATGCGAGCGTA